CATTGAAGATCTGCTACGGATTCTCATGCTCGGCGGTTTCCATATAAACTCAAGGGATCAACAGATGCTCGACAGTTTTGAGAAACAGATAAGTCAAGACATAGGATTGACAGAACGACAGAGATCTGCGGCTGTGAGGATCTTGCGACATCATGCCACTCTGTTGGACGACACGATTGCAGGTCCTGTACGAGAATCCATAGATACGCCCGAATTTAAATTGCCCTTGAGAATCTTAAAAACTGTCAAACGCATATCTATAATTGATCATCCTCAGCACGGACGATCAATAAAGATGGAATTCCCTTTTGACGAAGAAAAAATCAAAAAGATTCGTGAGCAGAAAGAAAATTTGTCAGTGACCCTGTGGGACCCTGAACGCAGTGCATGGATCCTGTCACTGGAAGAATCAGCCATTAGATTTTTGATGGATTTTGCGGTCGACGGAGACTACGAGTTTGACGATGAAATCCTCGACTATCTCAAGCAGGCATCGATAATCTCCTCGAACATAGAAGATCGTGTGCCTATGCTAGTGATAAAAAATAACGAGATAAAAATCGCCAATAGACCAGAAAATCTGCCAGAATTAGAATCTAAAGATGTGGTTTCTGCCGTTTTTGAGGCCAGAAAGAAAGGAATTTTGACCTGGGATGAAACTATTAACTGTGATCAATCTATGATGGCTCTTCCAGAATCTATAAGAGAATTCCTAAACGGCGATTACGATCATGTGACCTTGATAGACAGCCAAAAAATCTCGATAGACTGCCTCAGTGACCTAGTCACGCACATGACCCCCTGTCTTTTTGTCATACCCGGAGGCAGTGAGCTGGAGAAAATTTCACAGGCCTATGATTTTTTGATTTCCAAGGGAATAGAAAATAATCAAATCAGTACCATGTTCCGCTTGCCCAATGATACCGGCGCAGATTTCAATAATTTCGTGAAAAATACCGGTTTGAATGGACCTATCACGGAAGATACCAAAATCGTTTTTGTCAGCACCAAGTTGCCCAAGAGCATATTAAAAAGTAAAATAAGATTTAACTGTGTGATAAACATGGGCACACATTCTGCTCATCACACTATGAGAGAATTCATGAAAAATCATGAAAATTTGGTGATTTTTTCAGGGATTTCAACACTTAAAAATATAAGGGATCGCCTGGCATGGTAACCGCAAGGATAGTAATTAAAGATGAAGTCAACATACACATCAAAGATCTAGATCTCGATACACGAAAGGCCTTGGTTAAGAAATTCAAGTACGAGGACCCCACTGCTCGCTTCCGTCCGGCCTATAAATTAGGTCGTTGGGATGGCACGGTGAGTTTTTTTGGTCTTGGAGGAACAACATATTTGAGTATGTTGCCGCAGGTCTTGGAATATTTAGAAAGCAAGAATTTCTACATAGAAGTAGAAGATCTGCGTAATCCCATCAACCTGGATTTTCCTCAAATCTCCTCAGATTTTTGGGGTGACAAGACCTGGCCCGAAGGTCATCGTTTCGCTGGCGAACCTATCAGACTGCGTGAGGACCAGGTTGAGGTAGTAAACATATTCTTGAAAAATCCACAGTGCATGCAGGAGATTGCCACAGGCTTTGGCAAGACCATAACCACCGCGACTCTGAGCAAAATCTGTGAACGCTACGGTCGGACCATAACCATAGTGCCCAACAAAGATTTGGTCACGCAGACAGAAGAAGACTTTGTCAACTGCGGACTTGACGTGGGTGTGTATTTTGGAGATCGCAAAGACCTAGGCAAGACGCATACCATCTGTACCTGGCAGAGTCTCAACATTCTAGACAAAAAATCACTGAATTCACGCGATGAAGAAGAACTGCTGACCCTGGCTGAGATGCTGGATGGGGTGCAGACTGTCATGGTGGACGAGGTACACATGGCCAAGGCCGAGGTCTTGAAGAAGCTACTCACGCACAATCTGGCCAACGCACCAATACGCTGGGGCCTGACTGGTACTATTCCCAAGGCTGACCATGAATATCAGACCCTGAGAGCCAGTCTAGGAGATGTGGTAAACCGCATCAAGACACATGAACTCCAGGAAGCCGGGGTGCTCAGCAACTGCCATGTCAACATCGTGCAGACAGCCGAATGGAAAGAGTTTGGCAGCTATGCCGAAGAGCTGAAATACCTAGTCACCGACGAGACTCGCATCGGCTACATCGCCAATCTCATACAGAAAATCAGCGAGGACGGCAACACCCTGGTCTTGGTCAATCGCATCGACAGCGGCAAGATGTTGATAGAAATGATTCCCGATGCGGTATTCATATCGGGTGAAGTCAAAGGCAAAGATCGCAAGGAAGAATACAAGGAACATGCCACCAGCGACAAGCGTATCACCGTGGCTACCTATGGAGTGGCTGCCGTTGGTATCAATATACCCAGGATTTTCAATATGGTCCTGTTGGAGCCCGGAAAATCTTTCGTCAGGGTGATCCAGAGCATTGGACGAGGTGTCCGCAAGGCCGATGACAAGGATTTCGTGCAGATCTACGATATTACCGCTTCGACAAAATATGCCAAACGCCATTTGACCGAACGTAAAAGATTTTACAAAGAGGCAAAATTCCCGTATAATATAGAAAAGGTCAAATACATATAATGCAGATACTAACACTGGAAAATAAGATTTTCCACCTCAACGAATTGCCAGATGAGATCGACGAAGACTTGAGATTTTCAGTTCTCGACAACAGTGACAGCTCTAATCCAGATCATTTCTTCATACCTTTGATCTTCTTGGAATCATTCACAGGACCTGCTGTGGTATTGAAGATAGGTGAACACGAATTGACCATGCCCTTGGATTGGTGTACCATCGTGGGAGATCCACAGGGCCCCGAAATGGAAATCCTGCCCTTGACCAGTCTCAACGACAGAGGATTCAGGACCTTCTGTTTCAATCCTCTCAGCGATTTCCGTCCGGAATTCATGGACATAGACATCATCGATGTCTATCAAGATGTCAAATGGTACTTTCCCAAGATGCGTCCCGGTCAGTTGCTATGCACTCCTCTGACCAATCAAGAAAAGCCGCCCTGTGCCTACTTTGTCAAAGAAGTCAGCCGCCAGAGCGAGATCGTAGACTATACAAAATGTTGGTAAGGAGACAAAATGCTAAAAAAAGACAAGATCGAGAATCACATACAACATCTGCAGGAAAAGCACGATGCGCTGGATAAAGAAATACAGGTACTGTATGGTATGCACGAGAATGATCTCAAACTGGAAGCACTGAAAAAACAAAAGCTTCATCTTAGAGATGAAATAGAACACAACAAGGCACTGTTACATGGGAACTCTTAAACCAGGTGCGACCTACATACACGAACGAGTAGACAATGTAGTCTATTCTAGAGAATTTGGTGCTGATCCTAGTACTAGGCAAGTTGTTGGATGGGACTATGAACCAAAAGAAGCCACGTTTCTAGGAATGTCTGTTACACAGGTAGGCGAACTGATCGCCATGTCACAGGCAGCAGAAACCAATCCCACACTGAAAGAGGCACTGGAACGTGCCAAGATCATCTACCATTTGAGCAAAGATGCCGGAAATAAAGAATAGCCAAGAACTGGTACTGTTTGAATATATCGACGGGACCTATGGCTCATGGTGCAAGAGTCGAGACCGATGGGGCAACGCCTACGGTCACAATAATCGTGTAGCGTGGCGGGGCGGACCTGGGTATCCTACACCGATGGAATATACAGAAATCTTGGCCATGGCAGATTATATCCCCATGATGGGCAAACTGTTAGAACAATTGATGTTATTATATAATTTAAACAAAGACGACTATCATGACAGCGGCGAAACTTGACATAAAACGAGAATTACGGGCAGTAGACGACAAGAATTATTACTTCTATGATAATCTCACAGATGGCGAAAAGAAGGCCTTCAGTCCTTTTATCTTGATGCGCTATACCAGCAACGTGCAGGGTGACAGAGACATACAGGAGTGGTTCGTAGAAGAGACCAATGAAAGAGTCAATAAGAATCACTGGGATCTCAGCAAGAATCACAAGGCACTGCTGTGGAAACTCTTCGCCTCTACAGGTGCCGGGGTGCCGGCTTATCATCCATATCTAGCCGCAGGTAAGAAATCCAAAGCCAACAAGATAGAAAAATTGCTGTGCGAATTAAATCCTGCCATGAAAATGGATGAGATAAAACTCTTGGCCTCCATGATGGACAAGGCCGACAAAGAAGAACTATTTGATCAGATGGGCTTCGACAAGAAACAACGCAAGGAATACGAGTGATACTAGATCAACCACATGCCTGTAGCCACTGTGGCAAGAGTTTCATGAAAGAAAAGACTCTGGTAGCCCACATGTGTGAGCAGAAACGTCGGGCGCTACAGGAAACTGAAAAACGAGTGCAGGCTGGCTTCATGGCCTTCAATCGTTTCTGGACCCTGGCTCAGGACAACAAGAAGACCAAGACCTATGCTGAATTCTGTGACACTGCCTACTACAATGCCTTTGTGAAATTTGGTTCATTCCTCAACAATGTCAATCCACTCTATCCAGAAAAGTTCGTAGACTATGTGATCAAGAGCGGAGTCAAGTTGGATCACTGGTGCCGAGACGAACTCTATGAGAAATATCTCTATGAGATGATCAAGACAGAACCAGTAGAGTCTGCGGTACAGAGAAGTCTCCAGACCATGATGGAATGGGGCGATGAGCAGAGTGCAGATTTTGCACATTACTTCTCCTATGCGAGTCTCAATCGTGCGGTGCATGACATACTCAACGGTAGGATCAGTCCTTGGATCATCTTGAACTCAGTCTCAGGCTATGCCATGGTCAATAACATGAATGATGAACAGTTGAACATGATCGGACCTGCATTTGATGTGCAATACTGGGCACGACGTTTCAAAGAAGTACCGGCAGATGTAGCCTTGGTGAAAGAAATCTGTGCTGAAGTGGGAATACGATAATGCCAGATATAGATCTAGATTTTCCCAACAGAGATGTGATCTTGTCCAAGATACGGCATGTCACTGCCACGCTGGACGGAGAAAAGAAACACAACACAGGTGTCTATTGTCAAGAAATTCCTGTCAATCCCATGACCGGGCTAGCCAGTATAGACTACAAGACTGCCGAAGA